CTATACTATGTACCAGTTCAACTATTTTTTTTAACAGCTCAAAGTCCCTTGTTTGACTCATAGCTTTTGCTGTAAAATGATTATCCAGTTTCACATAATTAGGATTCATGTTTACAATACAATGTAGATTTGAAAAACCTGTGCCAAAATCATCCAGAATAAACTGTATTTTTTTCTCTTCGAATTTCTTCCGAAGCGTATAAAAATACGGTGTCATATCCGTATATCCGCTTTCTGTCAGTTCCGCACACAGGCTCTCCGGCGGAAGATTATATTGTTCTATAGACGAAAGTATGTCCTTCCAGATATCACTTTTCATCATCTGAATATAAGATATATTTACATTAACCTTAAATCCCGGTATATACTGCCGCATTTCATGGCACATTGCCGCAGCTTCATTTAATACAAATCTTCCAGCCGGAATAATAAGCCCGGTTTCTTCCAGTAATGGTATAAATTCCACAGGCGAGATACTTTCTTTTTTTCCACCTGAATACATGGAAAACCTCATAAGCGCTTCCGCACCAATTATATTTCCCGAGGAACAATC